CCTTCTGCATGGCCGCGCGCTGCACCGGGTCCTCGGCATACGCCGAGTCGTGCATCATCTTTACGAGCAGACTGGCCTGCACGAGTTGGAACTTCTTAAACTGTAGCGCGGTTGAGGCGACGGGTCCCCTGAAGAACCTCTGCGAATTAAACCCTGAGTAGTCGCCATGCGTATCGTACACCACCTTGTAGGCGTAGTCGGTGGCGGCAGTGTGCGCTTCCTCTTTTGTCTTACCTTCAGCCAGTAGCTTAGCCCGCTCCAGTTGGTAAGCCGTGGTACCTGATGCGATACGGTTCAGCGCTTCGATCTTGCAGGTTGCACGCTTGAAGAAGCTTAGGATATTGCTCGCGGCATCCGTCACCTTGTTGCCGCCCAGCGAAGTAAAGTCTCCCAATTCCTGGTTCAGCCCGACGTCAACGATACCTCGCTCAGAGAGCTCCTGCATGGCACGTCTAACGTTTTCGTCCTTGATATTCTCGATCGGCAACGTCCCGGATTTGTTGTCCTTGAGCAGCAGCTTGCCGGTCTCCCACATGTTCTTCAGCATGGCCCCGGTCGCCCGTATGTCTCCGTGCCTGCCGCCGATGTAAGGCGCGCTCAGCATGGTGGGCTGCATAATTTGCTGCAGGAAGAACCCTGGGTTCGTCACAATCATCCAGTTGCCCGCCACCGCCTTGATCTTGTTAGACAGTACGTTTGGCGTATAGGTCATGCTGCTCGCATGACGGAGCATCATCTCGTTTGCGATCTGCATCGCCATCGGGTCGGGAGCAGCCTTGGCCTGGGAGTTCATGTCTGACAGAGCCTGGAAGATTTTGCCGCTATGCTTCATCGAGGCGATGAAGTGTGCGGTAGCCCGCCCCTGGGTCACGAAATTGCGCATCATGTCCAGGTCGCCACCGGCTACGCCCAGGCGGCGTATCTCGGACTTCCGCGAAGACGACTGGCGCAATGACCGAAGGTATAAGTCGTTGGCGAGCTTGCTGATACCGTCCAGCACTTTAGGGTCGGCGTCGGGGACTTGGTTCTTTATGTGCTCTTTAAGCTGCGCGAACGCGAGCATCATATTCTTCGCGCCGACGATCTGGTCGGCAGCCTTGTCTGTCTGACGGGCATCAAGTACCTCATGGTAGGCAGGGTTCCCGTCATCGCCCTTGACCTCGCGTAGCTGCCTTACCGCCTTCTGAGCCTGCGCGAATGTGTCGTACATCCTGAAGAAATAATGATCCTCGTCCTGCTTCAGTTTCTCGACCAGCTCGGTGTCGCCATCAAGCTCGGCTTGCTTAAGCTCCTTGGACTTGGCAAACGCCACGTAATCGCCGGAGCGCCGACGGGAGTTGTATGGCTCCGACTCGTCGATCCCGAGGAGCGTCTTGTACTCGGCGAGCCCTTTGTCTTCAACGGACTTCTGTACGGTTTCCCTGACTGCCGTCAGGAGATCGTGGTTCGTCTGGAAGACATCCTTGACGACCTTCTGCGCCTCCTTCGGCAGTGCGTTGAACCTGTCAGTGAGTTCCTTGTCGGCCTTCGGGTAGCTGGTGAGCGGATTATCTTTCCGCTTCGTCAAGTGCTCGGGCTCGTATGGCCATGCCTTGGCTTTGTCGATGGCCTGGATCATGCCGTTGATCGTGCCGTCGCCGAGGCCCTGTAAGTTCTTTGTCTGGTCGCGAAACTTGGAAGCCACGCGCTCGATGCGGTGATCCCACGCCCGATGCTCTTGCTGCTTGACCTCCTCGTATCGGACATACTCCTTTGCGGCGGGCAGCATCTTCCCCGCCATATTCGCGAGGTCCTGAGTGAACGCCATGCCGGCTTTGCCGTAACGATACCAGTCCTCTATCGTATTGAAGACCTCACGCACCGGCTCTTGCGCAGGCTTCGGTAGTTTGTCGATCGCCGCGGCGCGGGCCTTAACCAGCCCCGGGGATGCTACCGTCTCCAACCCACCGCGCGGGCGCGCGCCTACCTCGCCGCTCTCAATAGACTGGAAGATGTCCTCAGCCGACTTCCCGCCAAACGCTTGACGGATGGCGTCGAAGAACGACTTGATCTTGTTGAGGATACCCTGCGGCGCGATGACGCTCTTGTCGCCACCGGCCCAGCGGCTGAACCCTTCTGCGACTAGCTCCTCGTTCCTCGCGGCTGCGGATAGGTTCGGATACGCCCTGTCTACCGTGTCGCTTAGTGTCTTGTTGCGGCGCAGCGCACTCACCAGCTGGCCGAGCTCGTCCCTCGTGATCACCTTCATGTTCACGATGTGGTGGATGACTTCGTGGTCGAGCGCCTTATACATATCCTTCGCGCCGTCCATCGCCACCGTGACGAGCTTGCGAGTGGTATCATACGTCGCCGCCGCTGGCCCCTCCTTCGTCTGCAGTAGGTTTTGAGATTTGGCCAGCCCAGCGTCGTGCAGGCCAAGCTGATCGAGCCGCTTCCTGAGTCGATCGGAAGCCATCCCCATTTCGTACCACGTGAAGCCTGGACGCTCGCCTCCCTCGACTGGCTCAGAAGTTTTAGACTTGACGGCGCTAGGCTTGAGGTAATCCTCCATCGCCTTGTCGCGCTCGGCTGATATATCCTCCGCTATTTTCCGGTTACGCTCGCGCCAAGCATCCCAGAGGGCTTGCTCCCTGGGGTCTCGAGTCTTCCCCTCCATGGCTGCCATCGACAGCTGAGTTATATCTCGCGGCTCAAGCGTGCCCCCGTACACCTGCTTGTTCAGGTCATCGAATAGTTTCTTCTGGCTCTCTTCTCGAAGGGCGTTCCGCTTCGCGTCATACTCCTCTTTTATCTTAGAGAGTCCTTTCTGTACTTCCTCTGAGCGGTTGCGGTACTTAAGCGCGATGGACGACGCCTTGACCCCGTATGACTCCGCCACCGCTCGTTCGGCATTGCGCCTCACGGCTGCGTCAAGAAGTTCCTTGAGCTTCGCGGGCTCGACAGCTTTGCCTTGCGCCATGCCCTTGAGGCGCTGCAACTCGTAGGGCTTCAGGAGCCCTGACTCGCCGGTGGCGTGCTGCTCGGCTTCCTTGAGAACGGACTCGTAGGTTACTTGCCCTTCGGCCGCGGGCGTGCCTTCCCGGCTTTGCTCAATGCGATTGCGATCGCTTGCTTCCTGGGCCGGCCCACGCTCTCCTCGGTCTTGATGTTCTCCCCGATTGCCTTCCGGCTCGATCCTGGCTTCAGTGGCATTGGTCTTCTCCTTTGGTTTACGGCGGGTCTCGGCGTTCTTCTCCGCCACCTCCCGCTTGATCTGCTCGCCCCTCGGCTCGGGCCGTGTCTTGGTGCCGATCTGGTCGACGGCCTTCTTGACCCTGCCAGTGGGAGTGAACATCTCGCCCTGTCTCGTCGACGGGGTGAACGCCATCTCAGGCTCGCGCGCAGCTTCCGCCACCGGCTCGTGGATATCTTCTGGACGTGGGCGCTCTAGCTTGAAGTTCTCTGGTCTGGTCTTGTCGCGACGAATTACATCCGCATTCTTCTTGACGTTGCCTTTCGCCGTGAACATCTCGCGCTGACGCTTGTCTGGCGCATTGCTGGTTAAATCGTTTAACCTGGGCTCAGACTTCCCTGCCTTGGCTTCTCGGCGTTCCTGGGCGGCGGCGAGCTTCTTGAAGCCTTCTTCGCTTTGGAGCTCCAGCTTGAAGCCCTCGGGGCCATAGGTGCCACGGGTTTTGTTAGTCTCTTTAGGTGCGGCCTGTGCTGGCGCTTCTGGGCGCTCGGGGATCGCCGCTTCCATTGCGGAGTTATCGGTGCCCTCCTGCCCCTGCGTGATCTCGTCGGGCTTGCTGAACGCCTCGGTCGCCTGCTCGCGCCGCTGCCGCAACTCCTCGGCCTTGCTTACCGCTTCCTGCTCGTGTGGACGAAGCTCCGGGTCGAGCCCGTTACGCTTGAGCGTATCGGCGATGCGCTCCGTCGGGTGCCCTTCCTGCAGTGCGCTCTGAATGATGGCATTGCGGTGGCTGTCGATGATCGTCTGGTTGGCCTGGGCGCGCTGTGCGCTCTCCGCGGCAAGCTTCTGGCGCGCGGCTTCGATGGCTTGCTGTTGCGCCGCGGCTTGGTTAGCCTGATCAAGACGTGCGTTAGCCTGTGCCTCGGCGGTGTTATTAGTAACCTGAGCGCCCGGCTCCGGTGTGCGCTGCTTCGCCTCCTGGGCGTGAGCGTCGACCATCCGGGAATTGAAATCGTGGAGGACCTGCTGCGCCGCGTTCAGCACGCGGAGCCTCTTGTCGAGGGTCTTATTCGTGATCAGCTGCCCCTGGAGGTCATTGTCCATGCGGCCAAGAAACCGGTTAGCCTCGAAGATGTTTCCTTCTCGGACATGCCCGGCGAGGTTGTTCGCCACCCTGAGCACGAACGAGTCAGTCTTCCTGTCGCCCGCCGCACTCCGTAGACGCTGCAGGATTTCACGCGGGCCGAAGTCTGAGACCACGCTCGCCGTGGGCACCGCTCCAAAGAGGCTTGGCTGACCCGCGCCGGCCAGAGGAGTGGGCGGTTGTCCGCCGACATCGGGGCGCTGGTTAGTAGCCTGAGTGACGTCAGGGGTCGGGTTGAACAGATTGCCTTGCGCGCCTTCGGGTGCGGTGGCGAACTGCTCCGCGCGCAAGTCCGGAGGTTGCGCTGTGACCTTGGGCTCACCCGTACTAAGGAGATCGCGCTGTTGGCTCGCGTCGAACGCAGCCCTGCCTTGAAGCTGGCGCGCAAGGAACTGCATACCAGGATGGCTAAGCTGCTGGTCGACCTTGCTCGCGGCGTCAAGATACTTGTAGTAGTCGTCTCGGTTGTCCGCATCCTGTGCCGCGCGAAGGAACGTTGCCTTCTGCGACTGCAAGTCGGCCAGATCATCAGGAGTAAATGCGGGCGTCCTGGCCGGCGCGGACGGGCCAATCGGCGCGTTCTCTTCGGGGGTGCGCCCGAACAAGTCTTTGCCCAGGGTGCGATTCACGCCCTTGTCCGCGTCGCGGTCCAATAAGTCAGTGCTGGTGTTCTCGTCGATCGGGGGCCGCTTGCCATTTGGCAAGAGACCGTGGGCAACGCCAAATGCGCCACCGACGATACCGCCCGAGACGGCCTGCTCGGCGTAGTCCTTCCATGCGTCCGAACTGGTAAGGTCCTCGTTGGTCGCCGCACGCTCCCCGGCCGCGATCGCCGGATTGAGAGCAGCTTGCTCCGCCGCGCTCCTGCCGACTGTCCCCAAGAACCCACGCTCCACTGCGCCACTGAGTGGGCTTGCGCCACCAAGCGCGCCACCTGCCAGCGCACCGAGCGCACCAACGCCCAGCGCTGCGGGGATATTATCCTGGCCAGTCTCGCGCTGTCTTTCACGAGTGTCGCCGTACACCTGCGTGCCCATAGCGGAGGCCATAAGCCCCGCGCCCGCCGCGGGTCCGGCAGTAACACCAGCGATAAGTCCCCCAAGAGCTAAAGGAACAGCTTCGCCTCCGCGCTCGTAGGCGTACCCAAGAGCGGAGCCAGGCCCCTGGATGCTCGACAAGCTAGGATAGGCCGGAGGGTTAGCCTCCTCTACGCCGCGTCCCCACTCGGCAATAGACTGCCCAGTCTCGGGTGCTACGTCCTCGACAGCCGAGCCGATGCCCCGGGCAAGCCCACCGACGCCGCGCTTAAAGCTCGATACTATGGACGCGCTAGGCTCCTTCTCGGGATACTTGACGCCCGCTATATTGTAGGCGTCTCTAACGCTGGTGCCGTCGGCAAACTTGCCGAGGCCGATCCCTGGTATCTCGTAGTAGACGCTCATGGTGTCCTACTTGCTGTATTTCTTAACGTACTTCACGACATCCGGGTGCATCTTGTCGGCGAGCCACGGCCACGACTTCAGGCTTCTGTCGATAGAAGAGACGTCACTTGCGTTCGGAGCCTGCCGCTTGGTGAGCGCCTCGTGCACGTTGTTGTAGGCATGACCAGTCTCGCCGCCGTTCCACAGCTGCTCAGCATACTGGCGATCGGCCTGATCGATGCGGTCCCGTCGAGCCTGAAGCGCGGAGTGAACACTGCGCCCGACCTTCCCAAACACCGAGTCATCATAAGGAGCGGGCGCTTCGTCCGGACCAGCAGGCTGCGCCTGCGGGATGCCTGCCTGCGTGACTTGTGTCGACTTGCTTGTGAGCCCAGCCGGAAGCGCTGCAGGAGCCGGAGCAGCAGGAGCAGGAGCAGCAGGAGCGCCACCTTGCGTTGTTGGGATGGCCGAGCCTCCCTGCTGCCACTTCTCGTAGTCGACGTCCGATGGGATACCATAACCACGCTTCAGGTCGGCAATGACCCTCGCTTGCTCGTCCGGGTCTTTGGGGATCAGACCATTCTCCTTCATAGCCAGGAGCGTTTTATTGTAGTTGTCCAACGCCTGCTGCCGCACCCTGGCAGTCGCAGTGTTCGCTTCGGACTCCCAATACTTCGCCTGTGCGCCCTGGTGCTGGATAGTGGATTGCTTCGCCGCTTGCTCAAGCGGGAACGCCTCCTGAGCGCGACGCTCTTGTGATGCAGCGATCGCTGCCTGCTGCACGCCAGCGCGGGTCTTGGCGATGGTCTCAAGCATCCCCGGGATGTCGGCCTTAAACCCGGCGAGAACTGCCTGGACACCAGCGGTGTATGCCTCGGGCGATGGGTCTGGGTTGGGCGTCATCTGGCCGTTACGGTCGTAATACATCGCCGGCCCGATCGTGCCATGCTGGTTGACTTTGAGGACAACGGCTTTCGTGCCGTCCGGCCCAGTAACCGTCACCGGCTCGACACTCATGCCCATCCCAAGCTTGTTGGCGGCGTTCGATACAACCTTACTGAATGCCTCCGGACCAGCCATCACACCACGAGACAACTCTTTGTTGAGTTCGTCCTGGTCCAGGTTCGATTTAATGACGGCCGTCTGCGCAGCGGTATGCAACACCTGGGCTGCTATTTCCGGCTTGCCCTGAGCCATCAGTCGGCTGTAGTCGTCAGTAGCGCGCTCCAAGATGTTCTTCGGCCGGGTCTGAGACTTGGGCACCCTGAAGTATTGATGACCCTGGGAATCGTAAACCACCGCTTCGTCTGGCCCGAGAGCGCCTTTGGGAGGCGCAGTGGGTGTAGGCTGCGCAGCACCAGCGTCTTGAGGCGTGGCAGACGCCGCCTGGGGAGGTGCGCCAGCTGGGGCCGCGTCGGTGGCTGTGCCAGTGTCAGCCGTGGCAGTCTGTTGACCTGGAGTCGCCGAAGCCTGGGGCTGAGCCTGCGCGGCAGACATCTTGGCCCGAAGCCAATCTCCATATCTGTCGTAGCCACGCGCATCCGACCGCGTCGGGACGGTAAAGTATTCGCCGTTCAGTGGCTTAGCGAGTGTCGGTGTGTACATGCCATTCGCCGCCCGCCCCTGTGCGAACGCGCCCGATGAATTGTCGGTGGCATAGTTCGAGACATTGGAACCACCCAGCACACTCGAGAGGTTCTTCTCGATCATAGCGCGGGTGTTCGGGTTGCCCAGTGCAGCTGGATTATAGCCGGCATAGTAACCACCATTCGGCGCGAGCCTGCTTTCCTGCTCAAGCGTGGTGCCCATCATGTCGGCACGGTTCATCATGCTCTCGAGAACCGCCTGATTAGATGTGGGGTCGTTATTCTCTCCTGCCGCCACTGCCATGATGTGATTACGAAGCCAAGGCTTTTGTGCTAACTCCTGCGCGAAGCGCGAGCGATCCAGACCCGGCGTTGCGGGTGTAGATGACGGTGCACTTGGAGTTATTCCCGCCGCCGCGTCAGCAGTAGGATAACCCTGCCCCGGGAAATCTGTGCCAGTGTAGACGTTCTGGTGGGCCTGATCGCCGTAAGCGCTCCGGTCCTCAGCAAGGTTGCGCCACTCGTTGGCGGCCTTCTTCATGTCTTCTTCGTGCTGCTCTTGCGCACGCTCGTCGGCGTTCTGGAGCAGCTGAAGCCGCTGCGCCTTGTCAAAGCCTGACTCGACGCCGCCTGCGAAGTTGTCTAGTGCTCGTGCCCATCCGATGGCCATGATACCTAATCCTTAGAGTAGCGACGCCAGACTCGTGCCGACCTTTGAAGCGGCGTTGCCGAGTGCGCCAGTGAGAGACGAGTTACCTAGCGCGGACCCGAATAGACTGCCGATGCCGCTATACATCGAACCCTGAGCGTTGATGTTGGCCGCGCCCAGCTTAGCCCATGCGTCAGTATTGTTGTTGTAGCCCTGCAGCGCCGTGCCGTAGCCAGCCATGGGAACGCTTGCGCCGGATGCCGCGCCACCGAGAGCCGAGTTTGCGACACCAAACGCGCCCGTCGCGTTGCCCTGTGAAGCCCCGCCAAGGGTGGCGATGTTCGACACGCCGGTGTTGGAGAAGTTCGCAGCGCCCTCAGTAAGCTGCATTCCAAGCTGCTTGGCTGCCATGCGCGCCCGGTTCATCGCGCCAGCTTCTGCCGCTGCATTCGCCACGCCTGCGCTCTGTGCTGCAGCCTGTGCCGCTGGAGATGTGGGATCGATACCGAGGCCCGCCTGCTGCTGAGCGATGGCGGTCGCCTGATTACCTTCGGCCTGCTTGACATCGCCGAGCGCCAGCTGAGCCTGCTGCTCCTGGTAGTCTGGCTGGTTGTACGTCGAGGCCATCTTGTAGAAGTTCTGCGTTGCTGGTAGCCCGTATTGGTTATAGTTGCCGATCTGTTGTTGCATCTGCTGAGCGTTCAGATCGTACAAGTTATTAAGCTTCCCCTGCGACGTGATGGCCGCTTGGCTCTGCTGCTGGAGCAGAGGCGTGATCACGTTGTTGTAGTAGTTCTGGGAGAAGTTCTGGGCCTGCTGCGCAGTCTTCGCAGCCTGCATGGTCGCGGCTCCAAGCTGGGGATCGTAGTCGGATTTTATACCCTTGCCGCCACCGCAGATGTCTTTGTATAATTTCCTAGTCACGTTTCAAAGTCTCCAACCACTTACAGTTCTCGCGGAACATCGTGTAGAGGTACACGTCCTGGCCGTCCTGGCCCGCACCTTTCAGCGTCGCCTCCCGCTTGAAGCCGAGGTTTTCATCGAAGCGGATCGCCTGATAGTTCGTGGACTCAACCCAGCCGGTCACGCGCCGCAGCCCCATCTGCACGAATGGGAAGTGGAACGTGTAGTATATTAAGTCGCGGGTGATCCAGCGGGTGTTAGGCTTCGCGGCAACGTGCATGAACACGTTGGATGCGTTGGGGTCCTGGTAGACGATCGCGGCGACGATCTCTCCGTCGCGGCGCTGCACGATGCTCTTGGTCCATGCACTCCAGTAGACCTGAGTGTACTGGTTGAGGAAGGCAAAACCGCCATCGTTGTCGACCTCTACGGAGAAGCGCGCCAAGGCTACCTCCCGAACAAGGCTTGCAGGATAAGAACCCCGAAGACGATGATTACCAAAACCACGACTCCCATCGGCACCTCACGACGATAAGCCTCTCTCCTTCTGCCAGGATCGTCTGCCGGTGCCGGCGCGTTTGGCATGGTGCTACGTTAGCACCAACAAAATATGTTAGCAACTACGCAATGAACTTCCATGCGCCGTTAGTGTGTATGTAGAGCCCACGGCCACTTCCAGGGTTCCAATTGCCGCCATCTGCGTAAGCGACCATCCCATCCCGCACGTTCGTCGGTGGGGCGCTGGAGATGCGAAGCTGGACGCAATCGATACCCGCGGCGCGGTCGCCGTTGATAAGCTCGATGTTCTCCTTGACCGCTGAGAGTATCTTATACAGGTCTGGGTAGTTTGGAGGCGGCGATGGTATGGCTGTGTGCTTCATGCCGTCAGTAGCTCCTCAACCGTCGTCGCCATCGCCACCGAGCGCACGCTAAGGTTCCCGCGAATAAGGATTTCGAGCGCCCGGCACTTGAACGGCGGGATGCGCTGGATGTCGAGGGACGGGAAATTCATCGTAACCACAAGAGTCCCGTCGGCGATAAAGTTCACTTGCACCGAGCGCGCTATGGCCGGAGGGGGGATGTTGGCCATTGTAGACCCGTCAACGCTTCTGGTGTCAACCGCAGACGCGTTTAGTGTACTGTTTAGAACCCCGCCTGCGAATATGGTGGCGTTGGATGCCTGTATTGCCGCCACCTGGGAATTGTACGCGGCCGAGAGCGTAGCCTGCCCGTAATCTCCGTCGACACGAATGGCCGAATAAGTCGTTGCCTGCGGCAGCATAAACCGTTTCGACTTCCACTCGTAGGACATGGGGTTGTTCGCATCGGAGTCGAACTGGAATATGTTGTTCGTGGCCGGGTCTAGGTAATAGAGGTTCCCGTTCTGGCTATCCACGTGGGCCGCGCTGGCAGCAAAGCCGAGCGTCGACAGTGCGGGGATATCGTCCCAGCAAACGATGAACGACGAGTAGGTTGATATGTTGGGGAACATCGCGACGTACTTGTTGTCATACCACGCAGCGATGAGCGACGCCGGACTTACCGCTTGCCACTCCGTCCGACGGAACAGCTGGTTTGTCTGCAGTCCGTAACCGCTCGGGCCAATCTGCATCAACCCGTTAGGGCTCGCATAGGTCACACCCGCGACAGAGCTCACGATCGATAGCTTGGTAAGGCATGGCTCGAGTGCGGCGATGCGCGACACGGACATGGCCCCTGGCACGCCGCCGTCTATGACGTAGGGGAAACGCGTGGTCATCACGACCACGGACGTGCCGAAGACTCCGAGCCCCACGATCGGCGCTGATACGTTCAGTGCGTATTTCGTGGGCCATGCATGTGGATAGTAGGGCTCTGAGAAGTAGACTGTGTTCCCGGAGAAGCCCGCCAGGGAGCCGCCAGGGAGCGCCACCAGACCGGCTAGGTTCGAGGGTGGCGGAGTCCAGCCCAGCGTCGTTAGCGCGGCCCCAAGCTGCGCTGCCGTCAGTGTATCGGCGTAGGAGGACGTGGCGATGGTGATCTGGGCCACGAACGCATAGGTGTCATAAGTCGCCCCGGAGACGCCGCGGTAAATCCTGATGCCCGTGATGTTGTAGTTCGTCGACGGCGCGGTGGAGAACCCGCTAACGGTGAACGTGCCATCGATATGGCCCGTCGCGATCGTGGCCGGAGACGGCGCGCTCTCCTCGGTGATCGAACCGAAAGTCGAGAGGTAAGTGTAGATGTAGGCCCTGGTATCGTTCGAGCCCGTGCCGCCCGTTGGAGTTACAGTCGGTGCGCCTGTGGGCGCGGGTACGCCCAGGTTGAGCCAGCCTCGCGGATATGCGCCGCTGCCGGTCGACACGAGCGACTCGTTTGTCTTCTTGGGGACGCCATCGCCAGTGTAATAAAGGCGGTAATCAGACGTATCAGCCTGGGGAGAGATGGCCACGTCGACGCCAGCGTTGGTCCAGGACAGCCAGTAGGGGTTGGATGCGCTCGCATAATACTTGTAAATGCTCTGTGCGTTGGAGACCAGCGTGGCAGTCTGCTGCACAGGACCGTTCCAGTACCTGAGCTCTCGAGAGTAGAGCTTGACGTTCAGCGCTTCCTGCGCCTGATTGTCCCTAAGCAAAGTCGGGGACGTGCGCGGGATGATCCCGTCAAACCCTACGATCTCGAGCTTGGGCACGTAGCACCTGTTACTTCTTCTTGCCCATCATCTTGGCTTCTTTCGCCTCGCCCTTCTTGTATTGGGCTTTGGAGATTTTGCCAGACTTGACCGCCTTCATCTCGGCGTCCTCTTCGCGCTTCGTTTCCTTCCCCGCGAACAGTTTCGGACCCTTAGCCATGAGCTACGCCTTCGCTGGTGAAGTAGGAACTGAAGCGTCAAGTGCGGTCAAGCCAGACGCCACGGTGCCGAGGTTCTGACCCAACCCAGCCAGAGACGCGGTTGCCTGATCGATCAACGCCTGATCAGGAGCGCCGGACTGCGCACTCGCGAGAGCAGCGGCGACGTCAGCCTCTGCCTTAGCGGCAATAGACTGAACATTAGCAACTGCAGTTCCCAGTGCTGCCAGCTGGGCCTGGAATTTAGAGAAATCGTTGGCCATCCTTGCCACTATCCTTTCGAGATGAGTAATCCGTGCACGAGCCGACTCGTGCATTTCATCGTAGGTCATGAGTCCCTCGTTGGGACGTTATGCGCCCTGCTGCATAAAGCCGCCAGAGTTATCGGACCCACCGACGAGCTTGCCGCCCTTGGGGTCGATAGGCTTCATGCTGGCGTTGCCCTGGCCCTTTGAGAGAGGGACCTTCTTGCCCATAGGGCCAGTGTCCCCGTACCCACCAGCGTCGTCGCCCTTGCGACGGAGAGGTCCGCCGTAGGGATCGAAAGGCTTCATCACTTTCAAACCGTCCATGTTAGTCTCCTTTTAAGACTTGTTAGTGCTGATCGCATTGCGAACAGTCATACTGAGCCCGGCCGTGATAATCAGCTGAGCCGTAGAGGGAAGGTCGGCGTTGCCGACAAAGTACGCAGCAAGAGCGCCGACGATAGTGCTCGCGCCGAGGATGTAGGTCTTGTAGCCGCTTAAGAGGCCCATGTTAGTATCTCCGTCAAGTAGGGAAGTGACGCCCCGTTTGCGCTAGGTAACTCAAAAAGGGAGGTGAAGAAACTTCGCCACCCTTTCCACCCCGAGAAGTGAGGCCACCATGGTTGCAGCATACGTCAGGCCCTTGATCCGAGCAATATCCTTCTCGATCATCTCTATCCTCGCATTCTCCGCCTTGTGCCTTTCTTGCTCCGCAAGTAACCCGGCCGCCTGGGATGAGATCACCAGATCGATCTTTCCCTCTACACGCCCGAGAGCCCGCTGTAGCTCGGCCCTCGCCTCCTCGCTTGTCATCAGTCATCCCTTTCGAGAAGCAGAGGATACTGCCCCATGGATGGACTTACTAGCCTCGCCACGCGTTGCTTCGCCTCTGCCCGATCTGCGCGCTCGCAGACCTCGTTGCGAAAACTCTCAAACGCGGCCGAGCTCGACCGGACAGTCGCCGATGTCTCTATCTGAAGGGTTGGCAGAAACGCAATCGCGCAGCGAAAGTTATCAACCTGCTCCCCGGTGTTAGGATTGCGTCCCACGACATGCGTAAACCATTCGCAAGTAGGGCAGACCTTGCAACACTCACTCCTCCAGAGCGGGCACTTCTTTCCGGCAGGAATGTTATATCGCTGGTCCATATCAATTCTTTGTGCAGAGGATCATGTCTATGTAGTTCAGATTGAACGGTGAACCACTGAACCCATGACCGTGGGCCGCGTTACCACCGCCCGAATAAACCGTAATGCCCGTGCCGGCCCCGCCAGTATACGAGCCTGTGCCTATATTCGAAGCCTTGTCGTAGAAAGAAGCGCCGCTTGCAACCACCTGCGAGCCGCCCATAAGATGCGCATGGCCTGGGTCGTTGATCGGCAGCGTATAGTTAGGCAACTCAGACTGAGTAAGCGAATGGCCCACGACGGACCCGTAGACCGTCGCGGCAGAAAGCGACTGTCCGGACGTGTAGCCGCCACCCCCAGTCCCAGACACAACCCGCATAATGATGTCGTTCTGCGTCGTCTTCTGTGTCCAGCCTGTGGGTGCGGCAGCCTGATAGAACACCGTCGTGGTGCCCGCCGGAAGGAGCCCGGCCCGAATCGATGCTAAGTCTGAAACGAGACCTGTAACTTGCGACTCAGCTATGGAGAACGCCTCGCTGCGCGACAGCTTGTCGGACAGCCCGCCAGCTGTGATCCGAAGCTCAAACTTGTCGCCGATATTGTAAGCGCTCGGCGTAGTACCTTCCGCCCCGCGAACGACGGTCATGGTGTCGCCGGAACGCGCTGTGACTTGCACGATCTCAATCGTGTTCGACGCGTTCACCAGGGTGGCGTAAAAGAACTGCGGAGACGTGATAGAAGGAAAGAGAGCACCAGCCCCGTTAGCAACCGTGATCGTAGTCGCCGTCGTGTTGATTGCCGCCGCCAGCGTCGTCGTGGCATTATTGGCAAAGAGCGCCGGACCCATCGCTTACTCATTCCCTCTGTTAGCTGCTAACCAGCATAAAACATACTAACGCAGGCAGCCGCCACCTACAACCTTTATATGAGCCTAGGGGGCCTTACCCGCATGACAGCCCGCGTCCGCGCTCTATTGCGCTCGATCTTGGCCTTACCGATCGCACTGCTGAACATGGCCCGGTACTTGAGCGCAAGGTTCTGGTCGGTGAAGGTCTGCCCAGGAAGCTCATGCAACCGTGCCCGAGCACCCCATCCGATCTGTTCGGCCCAGTTGTCGTAAATGCCGCTATCGCATGTCGTGCTGTTGCGCGCAGGCTTGAGAGCGACGATTGTCAGCAAACCACCTGGAACGTTGATAATCGGAACCGGCACCAGCGTAACATTGTATGGGTCCAGCTGTATGATAAATCTGGGCTGGCCCGCCATTATCTGCCATGCGACGCCATACATCCTCTTGACGTCGTCCTCGCCCCGCGGCGTGACGTAGAGGTTGCTTGCCCATGCATCTAGGACACGTGCGCCCAACATACCGACGGGAAGGTTCAGCGGATAGACACCGTTATTCGCCACCAGATCGGTAGAGTATTCGTAGAGCAGCCAGAGAGATTGCTCGCAGAACTCGATGACCGCGTTGCGGATCGCATTGATCGCCACAATCACCGGCACCTCCGGCATGTAAGGGAGAACCTCCGGCAGGAAGTTATCGTAGGGCACCTGCGTGGCCGAAATGGTCGTAGTCGTCCCGCCCGTACCTGTGCCGCCTGTGCCGCCTGTGCCGCCTGTGCCGCCTGTCTGAACCTCCAGAAGAAAATGACTGATGCTATCTTCAAAAAGAAGGTAGGATATGCCGTCCTCAAGTAAGAGTGAGTCCCCGCTCATACGACACCTCCGACTTGTGACGGGTTAGGTGGCGCGAGCCCGAGGTTCGGGTTGTTAGCCTGCTCAGCCGTGACCTTCGCACCAAGGACACTATTGAATAGATCGAGATACTTGTCTGCCCCTGGGCTGTTGGCGAAGTCGGCATTCTTCGACAATGCCCTGTACATCACGTAGTGGTTCAGAGGTTCCTCGTAAGCGTCGGGTACATTCATTGGCGAGCTCTCGCTGGCGAGAGGCGTAGGCAGCGCCGAGTAGTTAATCTCGATATAGTTCGTTCCGTCCGAGGGCGGGTAAACAAAGAATGCAGTCTGGTCCTGGAGATCGAATAGATAGTGCTGTGTCACGGGGCTCGGTGTATCCGTGTGCCATGTGGGGTTGTATGCGTCTAGCAGCCTGCGAGAAATCGCCGTGATCGCCCGGCCCGGCGTCGCTCCGTTCGGACCCATATTACGAAGGATGTCGAGTAGTATCCACCCGTTGGCGGGGATCGATTGCCGTGAACCTGCTGCCAGCTTCGTAGCCAGGATCGTGTTAGTAGCATTGGGCTGGAGCACGACAATTAGCCGCTCCCCCATGTTGATCCAGTCCAGAAGCTGAGCCCTGGGCCACTGGACATTTGTTATGTCCATCAGCTGGGCTGCCACGCGATTGATGACGGTCGAGGCGAGAATCGTCATTTAATAGCACCTGATCTTGCCTGGAGGAACGTCGTGAACGCCTGGAAGTATTGGGCTGCAAGCTGTTGGCCCGCCGCGAAGTCTGAGTCTTTCTGGTGCGCCCTGAACAGCACGTAGTCTACTAACGCCGTCTGGAATATGTCGAGGACATATATGTTCTCTGTTGTGGCGACATGGTCAGGCGGAGAAATGCTGCAGTTTACTAGAAGCTGCCCACTCCCGTTGTTGTATGGGTAGACATAAAACACAGAAGGGTTGCCCTCGTCGTAGCAATAATTCTTGACAAGCGTGCTGGCGTTGCTGGAGGAGTTCCAATTTAGATTCTGTGTGTCGAGTATCTTCCGGTCGATCCGAAAGCAGGCAGGTCCTTCAGACCCATCAGCGTTCATGTTCCTAATGGCGTCGAGAAGATAATTGAACCCGCTTGGCAACTCCTGCAGACTGCCCGAAGACAGCGTCAGGGTGCCAGTCACTTGGTAGGCCCAGGGGATAGCGGCGACGATCGAGCGCTCGCCATCGGACAACCAGTTTAACAACTCAGCATCCGTCCATCGCGGCTGCGGGTTGGAGTCCACGAGTTGAGTTCTGACCCTGGAGAGTATGGCGGATACTGCGACTGTCATTTGGCTACCTAGCTAACTTACCCACCAGAGGCACGAACCGGCTTGGGCCTTGCAGGGGGTTAAGTCCTTTGCCGCCATAGGCGGGCACCGGCACAAACTGTTGTGCTGGAGGCGAGTACGGAGTCAGCCCAACATGTCGTTTCAAGATATATGGCGACACGGGAACGTAGGCAACAGAAATGTTCCCCACCACGCTGAAGTTGAGTATAGCCGCCACGAACGAATAGGGGGAACTCGGAGCGTAGGCTATAGGGAGATTGCCCGTCCTGCTATAGACTATCCCGCCGTTCACAAACGAATGTGGTGACGCCAAGCCCAACGCCACCGCGCTGCTGGTGCCGGCCTTGAGACTCAGAGCGTGCGGAGAACTTGGGGCATAAACGACAGGGAGCGTGCCAATCTTGTTGTAGTGGCCCGCGCTCGACGAAGAATATGACGCCGCAAGACTGAGCGCTACTGCGCTGCTGGTGCCGGCCTTGAGACTCAGGGCGTGCGGAGAGACTGGGGCAAGCGCCACTGAGATGTTAGTGCCGCCCTTGAGGGTTAGCCTGTGCTGGGATGCCGGGGCCAGCACCACTGCGCTGTTGGTGCCGCCTTTCAGGCTCAAGGCGTGCGGAGAGCTTGGCGCGTAGGTAACGAGGACAGTGCCTGTCTTATTGTAGACTGTCCCGGTCGTTAGTGAATACGGAGACGCTAGGGTGAGCGCCACTGCGCTGTTGTTGCCGGCCTTGAGGGTTAGCTTACGCGAGGACGCAGGGGCGAGCGCCACCGCACTGTTGGTTCCAGCCTTGAGGCTCAGAGCGTGCGGAGAACCTGGGGTGTAGGTGACGACAAGGTTGCTGGTCTTATTATAAACTGTCCCAGTCGTGGACGAGTATGGAGACGCCAGAGCAAATGCGATTGCGGTGTTGGTGCCGGCTTT